CTGCTGATTAACATGGGACCAGCGGCCATGCCAATCTGCGACTTCCTGATCACCGAGGAGTCGGTGGCCATCATGGAGAAGGCGCTGGCGATGCACAGAGGAAAGGCAGGCAACTGATGGTCAGCATCGCAGCCACGAGCAAGAAGTACCACGGGCGCAAGGCGGCCACGTACGACGAGATAAGAACCAAGCAGCAGCGGTGGCGGCTGGAGAACGAGGCAGTGGAGCGCATGCTGCGGCAGCTGCAGCCCAAGTGGGTGCTGGACGTGCCGTGCGGCACCGGGCGGTTCTTCGAGTTGTACCGGGTATTGGACTGCAGCGTAACCGCCGTTGACGTGAGCGAGGAGATGCTGGCACTGGCCAAGGCTAAGTTGCGCAAGGGCCACAAGGTTAATCTGGTGCACTGCGGCATTGAGGACATACCCAAGGACAACTTCGACGCGGCGGTGTGCGTGCGGTTTCTCGACTTGATTGACGAGCAGGCCATGCACGTGGCGGTGCGCACGCTGTGCGGCGCGGCGCAGCGCGCCGTCATACTGACTATCCGGCTGGGCGCGGCGTACGTGCCCAAGGTAAACACCGCCGAGCACGACGAGAAGAAGTTCCGCGCGCTGGTAAAGCGTTTAGGCTGGCGCGTGGCCGAGCAGGTGCCCGTGTTCAACGCGGGCTGGCACATCATCAGACTCGAGAGGGTGTGATGGCTGGCGAAGAGGACAATGTCGTGATCTTCGGTCAGCACAGCAATGTCACGCGTATAAACATGCGCGCCAAGAAGGAGGCGCTTAGGTGCAACGGAGTCGCCAGGGACAAGGACGACAAGTGCGAGCTGCGCTTTCACTTTAACAGGTGGGTTACCGACAACGAGATGCGATACCTGCACGAGGTCATGCAGCGGGCAGCCGCCTGCATGCCAGAGGACATAGAGGTGAGACAATGAAGAAGGCGGCCATATTCAGTTTCGTCAAGGTGAGCGACAAGTCCATGGTGGCCAGCGTGCGCGTGGCGCGCTACGTGGCGCAGCTGCTGGGCGTGCCGCTGATAGACAACGGTGACATAGCCAAGGCAGCACCAGAGGTGCTGATCATCATCAACGGGGCCTTCGCGTTCTGCAGCTGTCTCGAGGAGCTGGGCACGGCGGTGCAGAAGGCCAAGAAGATCGTTTGGGTGCAGCAGGACTACACGATCATCCCGCCCATCAACGACGGCAACGCCACCAGCCCGTTCAGGCGCGCGTTCACGCTGCGCCGCGAGCGCGGGCTCGACCACATCCACATGTGGTCCACGGTGCCGGAGAAGATCACCACCGCGCTGGGGCACTACTGCAACTGGAACTGCCTGACGCTAGACGACGCAGACGACGCCACGGTGGCGAAGCGTCGTGAAGGGGCAGACGACGACCTGTTCTACTACGGCAGCTTCCGCAGCGGGCGCGTCAAGGACTTCGACCGCTATTTCATCGACCCGCGCCTCGAGACGCAGATATCGTCGCCGAGCAAGAAGTTCGCAGAGCGCTACCCGCAGTGTGGCCACCACGGCAAGATCGAGGGCAGCTTCTACCATGAGCTGGGCCAGCACGGGCTGGGCCTGTATGTAGAGGACAAGTGGTCGCACAGCCACTTCTGCAGCCCGGCCAATCGCTTCTACGAGATGCTGAGCGCCGGGCTGCCCATGGTGTTCCAGCCGGAGTGCGGCAGCATGCTGCGCAAGGCGGGCTACGACCCCGCGCCGTACTACTGCGACGGTGCGCGCAAGGTGCCGGAGCTGATGAAGCGTCGCGAGGCCATCGGCGCCGAACAGCGCGCGCGGTGGCTGCCGCTGGCGCGGCAGGAGCGCGAGAAACTGGACGAGGCGGTGTTCACCGCGTGGGACAAGCTGGAGAAGGTGCTGTGAGAAAGTACCGCACGCAGGAGTCGCCCTTCGCGGTTAGCATAGAGCTGGCGGAGGGGTGCAATTTGTACTGCGACTTCTGCGCGCTGCCGGGCATACGCACGCGCAAGGAGAAGAACTACAAGTTCATGACAGAGGAGACGCTCGTCAGTCTGTGCACGCAGATGAGAGACCTCGGCTGGAAGGCGCGGGTGGGCTACCAGCTGCACGGAGAGGGTACCATGCACCCGGACTACGTGGGCATGGTGCGCGCCACGCACCAGCTGCTGCCGCGCAGCAACAAGAGCATGCTCAGCAACGGTGGCGGCCTACTACGCAAGCCGGGCGCGGTGGCCAACGTGCGCGCGCTGTTCGAGGCAGGGCTTAACGTGCTGAGCCTCGACGACTACGAGGGCGCTGGCATAGTGCCCAAGATCATAGAGCAGCTGAACGAGCACGCGCCGCTGGCCAGCGGGCAGCAGCACCCGCTGGGTTTCACGTTCTACAGGTATCCAGAGGACCTACGCGGCAACCCGCACGCGCGCCGCAAGCGCGGCAGCGCCACGCTGGTGCAGGTGCGGGACATAGCGGCGCAGGCCAACGACAAGCACCGGGGCAACCACACCGTGCTGTACAACTACGCGGGCGTGGGCGCGCCGCCGGACGACAGCATGGCGGGCGCGCGCTGCGCGCAGCCGTTCAGGCAGCTGGCGGTGCGCTGGAACGGCGACGTGGCCATCTGCTGCAACGACTGGCGCGGCGCGTACTACTGCGGCAACGTGGTGACAGACGGCGTAGCGGCGGTGTGGCAGGGCGCGGCCATGGGCGCGGCGCGCGAGAAGCTGATACGCGGCGAGCGTGACTTCGCGCCGTGCGAGGGCTGCAATCACCGCAGCTACCGCGTGGGGCTGCTGCCTGACCTGAAAGGCAGGGGCAAGCTGCACAGGCCGGACGCGCAGACAGAGCGCGACATAACGCTGGCGCTGCGGCGCGGGCCGCTGACGCAGGTCGTCAAGAGGGAGTGGGAGAAGTGATCATATCGCTGCGCGGCACCAACGGAGCTGGAAAATCTACGCTCGTGCGCGCCGTGGTCGCGTGCTACGCGCAGCACGCCGACCCACTGACCGCCCCCGGTCGCCGCAAGCCCTTGGGCCAGATCTGGACGAGGACCGCAGGACCGGGGGCGGGGCTGTTCGTACCAGGGCACTACGAGATAGCGAACGGCGGCGTGGACACGCTGCGAGATCTCGAGGAGGCGTACGACTTGATACGGCGGTACGCGACACGCGGCCATGACGTGTTGTACGAGGGTAAGAACCTCAGTGACGGCCCCACGCGCCTGCTGGAGCTGAAGCGAGAGGGGTACGACTGCTGCGCCGTGCTGCTGAACGTGCCGCTGGGCACGTGCGTTAGTAGCGTGCGGGCGCGCGGGCACAGCATCAGTGAGAAGACCATAGAGCGGCTGTGGCACAAGTCACACCGCGACTGCGACGCGCTGGAGCACGAGGGCGTGCCGGTGCACGCCTTTAACTTTCGCGAGCAGGCACTGGACTGCGTTCACAGATTGCTGGGGTTAAAGTGAAGCCGATAATCTTAGGCATGAATAATCCGCTCTCCAGCGAGCCGCGCCACGCGCTGTATCCGCATCCGCCCGGCTGCACGGGCTGGCGGCTGTGGCAGCTGCTGCGCAGCAAGCGGCCTACCGTGGGCCGGGCGCAGTACCTGCGCGGCTTCGAGCGCGTCAATCTGGTGGACAGCAAGCAGTGGAGCAAGCGCGCCGCTGAGGAGCGTGCCGAGCATCCAGACTTTACTTCTGCTCTGCTTGGCCGCACCGTTGTAGTGCTGGGGGAGCAGCCGCGACGGGTGCTGGGGCTGCCGAAGATGCTCGTGCATCCAGTCGAGAGGGACGGCACGGTGTTCAGGCAGCTCCCGCACCCGTCAGGGCGGTGCCGCTGGTACAACTCGGCAGAGAACAGGGAAGTGGCGGCGCAGCTGCTGGCAGAGCTCTACGACGAGGGACAAAAGTCATGAAGGTGCTAGGTGTCATACTGATCGTGGCCGCGTGCACACTGATATTCTTCTCAGGCGCTGCGGTCGGAGACGACTCTTACTTCCGCGGAGACACGCGCAGGCAGATGAGGCTCGCGGGTCAGTTTCTCGCGTTGGGGGTGCTGTGCGGCTGGCTGGGCGAATGGTTGACGAGGTAGAAAAATGGCAGAGGGAACCAGACTAGACGCCTGCACGCCGCGCCCCAAGCGTGACGGCGGCACGTGGTGGCACCGCGTGGGCAGCGCGTGGCGCACTGCCGAGGGCAAGATCACGGTGTACCTGGACAGCGTGCCGCTGCCCGACAAGGACGGCCGCGTGGCCATCATGCTGTTCGAGCCACGCGACGAACAGCAGCAGGAGCAGCCGCAGCGCGGCGCGCGCAGGCCAGCCGCTGGTGGTGGCGGCGCGCGGCAGCGCGACGGACTGGACGACGACGAGATCCCCTTCTAAAAAGTACCAACGCAGGGAGTGATAGATGCGCGTGATAGAGGCAAGGAACGTGTGCGAGGCACTGCCCAAGGGGCTGCAGCTGCTGCTGCGGGAGGGCGTGAGGGAGGAGAGCAGGGCCGGGCCGGTGCTGGTGATGCCTTGCCCCGTGACCACGGTGTACGAGCGCCCGCAGGAGCGCGTGCTGCACAGCGCGGTGCGCGATGCCAATCCATTCTTCCACTTGATGGAGGCGCTGTGGATGCTGGCGGGGCGCGACGACGCCGCGTTCCTGAACCGCTTCGTCGCGAACTTCGGTGAGCGCTTCGCCGAGAGCGCCAGCGGCCTGCCCAACGACGAGAACGGCAGGGTGCACGGCGCGTACGGGCACCGCTGGCGGCGCGCGCTTGGCTACGATCAGCTGGACGTGATGGTGACCAAGCTGCGCGCCAACCCGCAGGACCGGCAGTGCGTGCTGCAGATGTGGGACGCCACGCCAGTCCACGAGGTGGTGCAGAGCAGCGCGGTGGTTGACACGGTGGGTGACCGCTCAGACAACTCGCCGATCATCGCCGGCTGCGACGACCTGCGCGGTACCTGGAAAGACCGCCCGTGCAATACGCACGTCTACCTGCGCGTGCGCCACCAGGACGACCCGATACAGGGCATCACGCCTGACAAGGTGCTCGACATAACCGTGTGCTGCCGCAGCAACGACGTGGTCTGGGGCGCGTACGGTGCCAACGCGGTGCACTTCAGCGTGCTGCAGGAGTATCTGGCGGCGCGCGTGGGC